TAATACTATTGATCAAGCCTTTATCAAGCAGTTTGAAACTGAAGTACATATGGCGTATCAGCGTATGGGTTCCAAGTTACGGAACACTGTGCGTACGACAAATGTCACAGGTTCAACTGCTCGCTTCCAAGTAATTGGAAAAGGCACTGCAAATACTAAAACTCGCAATGGTGATGTTACTGCAATGGAACTTGCACACACCAATGTCGAAGCAACTATGGCTGACTTCTACGCGCCAGAGTATATCGACAAGCTTGATGAGTTGAAGATCAACATTAATGAGCGTCAAGCTGTAGCGCAATCTGCCGCTGCTGCTCTTGGTCGCAAGACTGACGAAATCTTAATTGCAGCAATGGACGCGGGTGCTAACAGCACTCAGATTCATGATACAAGCTCTGCTCTTGAAAAAGCTGATTTGTTGACATTGTTTTCAACATTTGGTGCAGAGGATATTCCAGAAGATGGACAGCGCTACTTAGCAATGTCACCTACTGGTTTTGCCGACTTGTTTGCAATTAACGAGTTTGCAAGTTCTGATTATGTTGGCCCGCAAAATCTGCCGTTTGCTGGCGGTATGACAATGAAAGAGTTCTTAGGCTTTAAGATCTTCTCAACGTCTGCTGTAGCTGGTGGTAAAAACTTTGCTTACCATACTTCAGCGGTTGGGCTTGGCGTTAATGCTGATGTTCAAACTGAAGTAAACTATGTAGCGCAAAAGGTTTCACACCTTGCAACATCAATGATGTCTATGGGTGCTGTTGTCATTGATGACGATGGTGTCTTTGAAGTCCTTGATAACAACTAAAGGGATGGGGGCTTCGGCCCCCAAACTACTATGCCAAGAGTAGCTGACTCATCATTAGAAGTTGCAAGCAACGCTTTATACCTTATTGGCGCTGATGGAATTACTGACTTTACAGCAAATACATCTGAAGCAAAAATAGCTAATGCGCTGTATGAAGACATAGTACAGACTTCATTTGCCTCTTTTCGTTGGCGTTTTGCTACAACTCAATCTAATTTAACAAGGTTAACCACTACCCCCAAAGGTAGATTTGCAGCATCCTATCATATTCCAGCATCCTGTATTACTGTTATAGCTGCTACTGTTAATGACATGCCAATTAAGTATGACATTTATAGCAATAAAGTATTTTGTGACGCGGACGCATCAGATACTGTTGTCTTAGATTATGTCCAGAGGGCGTCTGAATCTAGCTGGCCCTCCTACTTTACAACAGCAATTGAGTTTACTCTTGCTGGATCATTTGCAATCTCTTTAGCTAGGGATGCACAGCTTGCTCAGTTAATGGAGCAAAAAGCTGCGGCATTGTTTATTAAGGCTAGGAATATTGATTCTCAGCAACAAACGACACGCAAGCTAACAACATCGAGGTTTATTGCTGAAAGGCGCAGTTAATGCAGAAAGTAAGAGTTCCAATTAACAGCTTTCAGTATGGCGAAATTAGTGATTCTCTATTAATGAGAACTGATTCACCTGTTTATTCTCAGTCTGCTCAAGAGCTAGAAAACTTGGTTGTTATGGCCGAAGGCTCAGTTAAAAAACGTTTTGGTCTAAAGCATCAATATACTTATGGCATAACATACAGTTCTACTTATCCAGAACAATCTCATTTGTTTAGATTTGTTTTTGATACAAACGAAGAATATGTAATTTCAGTTGAGCATCAAAAAGTAAGGTGTTTTAGAAAGCTTGCTAATAGTGACTTAAGTCTTGTTTCTACATTAACTCAAGATGTTAGCAGCGCTACCTTGCCTTTTGATAGGGAGTATTTGCAAGAATATACAGCTGCACAATATGGCGATGTAATGTTTATTTGTCATCCTTTGTTTGCGCCAAGAATGCTTGTCAGGACTAGCCTTACAAGTTTTGAGGTGAGTACTTATGCGTTTGACTCAAGAGCAGATAATATTGTTACGTATCAACCATACTCTAGGTTTCATGCATCTGGGGTTACTCTTAATCCTTCTGCTGTAACAGGAAATGGAATTAGTTTAATTACTAGTTCTGCTTATTGGACGCCAGATCACGTTGGAACAACTGTAAGATATCATGAATCTGAAATAACTATTACGGCATACAACTCTTCAACCAACGTAACGGCTAATGTTGTTGATAATCTTTCTGCCAGACTATCTGTTGTTAATCCATTAAGAACTAGAGATGGTTCAAATATAGTAGAGGTTACACATGTTTTGCATGGCCTTAATGTAGGAGATGCAATTACAATTCAAAACGCTTCATCTACAGGTGGTATTAACACTGGCAATTTAAATATTACCGATCAAGTCAGAGAAATAATAGATGATAATACATACACTTATCAAGCTGGTGGAAATGCATCTAGCAGTGAGGATGGTGGTGGAGTTGTATCTGTATCGTGTCATGCTCCAACAACAACATGGGATGAGCAAGCGTTTTCTGCTGTAAGGGGATACCCTGCTGCGGTTGCCTTTCATGAAAATAGATTGTGTTTTGGGGGAACTTTATCAGAACCCGATACAATATGGATGAGTAAACTTGGAAGTTTTTTTAACTTTGATGTAGGTGAGGCAGCTGATGATGAGTCAATTAATTTAGTCGCTGCTACAGGCGATTCTCATGAAATCAGATATTTAGTTTCTAACCGTGATCTGCAAGTCTTTACAGCTACAGGTGAGCTTTATATTCCTACTTACTTAAACCAAGCAATAACGCCTACCAATGCTCAAATAAGAATGCAAACTCCATATGGCAGTAGCTTTGTATTGCCTTGCTCTATAGATGGTGCAACTATTTTTGCTCAAAGAAGTGGGAAGATAGTTAGAGAATTTTTGTATTCAGACTCTGAAGATGCATATACAGCTTCTTCAATATCTACTCTTGCTTCTCATCTTATAGACAATCCTAAGTATCTTACTGTTACTCATGGTTTATTTAATTTACCTGATTCATATGCAGCGCTTACATTAAGCAATGGTAATTTGACTTTATTTTCATCTAACAGGGCTGAAAGAAAAGCTGCGTGGACAAGTGTTACTACGGATGGAAGCTTTGATTCAGTCATTGCAATAAATAAAACTTTATATGCTAATGTGTATGATTCAAATAATGAGCTTCAACTTTGTAAGTTTGATTTAGAAAATTTAGACTTTTCTGAACTTCACACATTTTCAACACAATTAACTGTTGGCCCACTGTATACAAATGGTGATGTAATTTCTGTAAATGGTTATAAGAACAGCACCTCTGAATATACTTACTTAGGTGATTTTACTGTTGGGGATGTTGGCGGTGTAGCAAATAGAATTGATTTGTCTGCTTATTCTAGCTCTGGTTATGACTCTGTTCTTGTTGGTAAGAAGTTTACAGCTAAATTAACAACCAATCCAATAGATGCAAATATGGGAAGCGGTCCTGTAACTGGTGAGGTTCGTGGAATTACTAATGTTATTGTTGATGTAAAGGACACAACGTCAATGAATGTAAACTCTAAGCTTGCTATTGATGGAAGTTTTACAGGAAAAAAAGAAATAAAGCTTCTTGGTTACAACAGAAATCCACAAGTAGTTATTGAGCAAAGTGATCCAGAAGCAATGCAAATTAATGGAATAGTAGCGGAGTTAGTAGTTCAATGAGTTTAGCTGTTCTTAGTCTTGCTGGTTCACTTTTTGGCGCAATGGGGCAAGTTAGCGCTGCTAGAAGACAGCGTGAGGCTGCTGATTTAAACGCATTTCAAATTAAAACAGACAAAGTTTTAAATGAAGTCCAAGCCTTGCAGATGTCTAGGGCAAGGCGAGAAGAGTATGAATTAGCAACATCAGCTAATGTAGCTGCATTTTTTGCAGCTGGTCGTGATGTTGGCTCGGATAAAAGCGTACAGGCATTTCTTGAAAGGCAGGAAAGTCTTGTGGGTGATGACATTGGAAGAATAGTAAGGCAATCTAGCATGGAAGGAATGAAGGCAGAAATGGCTGCTATGGCTGAAAGGCGTAGAGGTCGAAATATTCAAACTGCCTCTTTGTTCAATGCTATTGGAACTATAGGACAAGGCATTTATCAATATAATGTGAGCAAATAATGGCTGTTATTAGGCAAAGAACGCAACAATTTACTCAACCTATTGGGGTTGTCCGCACTAATGCTGGAAGCCAAGATATTGGTAATGCCATTAGCAATGTTGCATCTGCATTTCAAGAGATTGCTTTTAAGGAGGCTGCTATTGCGGCTGAAAAAAAAGGTATAGAAATTGCTGAAGCTATTGAGGAAAAGAAACTAAGGACAATAAATCCAGAAACAGGAAAGCCAGAAGCATTTAAGGCTCCTAAAGGATTTGGTCGTATAGCATCTGCTGCTTATCAGAGCGTTATTGATAAGAGATACGAAGACTCAATTGGCACTGAGCTTAGAGTTAAGGCTCAAGAGATTGCTTTAAAATACGAGTATGATCCTGAGTCATATGATGAAGTAATGAGTAATTACATTGGTCAAATGGCTGATGGTGCTGAAGGTAAATACAGAACGTTTGTAGAAACAACAGGCGCTAAGTTTTTAGCTCTTACAAAGTTAAACATTCAAGAGCGCGTTGCATCAAGATCTAGGCAGAATGCCGCTAATTCTATCCTTACTGGGATTAGTGCAAGTCAAGATGATGTTTATAGCATTGCTCGTGCTGGTGGCTTTATTGCGCGTGAAGGTGAAGATATTAGTGAGGCCGCTGCAATACATGATAGAGAGTTTGCCAATGCTCAGAATGGTGTATCTTCTTCACTGTTAAAAATTGGAGCTGATCAGACCGCCTCACAACAGCTTAAGCAATCTATTGCACTTGGCGCTGTTGAGTATCTTCTTTCTGGAACTGCAAACAAATCAGAGCGCAATGCGATTGATCTTGCTATACGAACTCGCGGTAATCAGATGTCAGGATTGCCAAAAGGTTTGCAAGAAGAAGTTAAAAGTCTTTTGACTTATGTTGAGCCAGCAAACATAGAAGCGGTTCTTAGACATAGCTCGGTTGTATCTAGCGATTACAATGCTGTTGAGCAGGATCAAATTCAGCAAGCATCGAATCTAGCAAAGCTAAAAGCAAGAGAGCTAGAGCTTACTCTGCCTGATACTCTTGAAACTTTGTTTACTACATCTAGCATTAATGCGTCTGATGCCTTTGCCTCAGATGAGGATTACTCGATACAAGCTGGCCTTAACTTAACAAATGATCTGTATACAAATGTTCAGTCTAAGTTAGATCAACGTTTCTTATCTGATGAGACTTATTCAAGATCAGAACGAGAAAGCGATTTAAAAGATGCTCGCCAGAACCTTATTCGCCCTTATTTAATTCAAGCGGCTGCTGAAGGTAATGTAGAAGAGTTTCGGATTGCGTTAGTAAGCAATAATCCAGAAGACATGAGCAAGCTGTCATTAAAGCAGCGCACATTTATTTCTGAGATTTACAACACTGACTTCTTTAATCCTAATGAAGACACTGGGTTTGCTAGAGAAGTTCTATCAGCAAACATTAATCAGATTAGACAGCAACGAGATAGAGAAGCATTACGCTTTGAGATTGCTCAATCTGTAACAGAAGCTGCAACTGCTGCTGAGTCTGGTGCGCTTAGTGATAAAGAATTTAATTCTCTAAATGCTAAGATTGAAGATAGTATTGGACCAAATGGCTTAACGGCAGATCAAGGTATATCTGAATCAAACCGTCTAAGTAAGTCCAGAGCCTTTGGTGAGGTCACAACCTTTGCTGCTCGTGCTAACTCTAACAGTCTAAATAATCTTATTTTATATGTAGACAGCCGAGGTAAAATTGAAGGCATGTCGCCTAATGTAGTTGCTGCTGGCAATCGGATCTTAGAAACCACAGATGACGTTGATGCTGTCGTTAGTAAAATTAAAGGTATTAAGTCAGCAGTATCTGCTAATGAAACACAAATGAAAGAAGCTATTGAGCTTCGCAATAATTCTATCCGTATTCTTGGTGGCGGCGGAAACGCTAACGATAAGGCTGACAGAGACATTAGTCAGGATATGCTAGACAATGCTGGCATTGACTTAGAGCGGTTTGATCAGCTTCCCGATACACAACGGGCTGCTGCGCTTTCTATAATGAGAAGTGCTCCACCACAGGGGTTAATAGATAAGCTTGACCAAATCTTATCTGGTCAAGTAGTTCCAAATGCAGCGCAATTTTTAGATATACACGCTGTTTTATCTAATGACCCCACTAATACTGGTGTGTTTATTAGCAGATTTGGCGATTCTATTAGTCCAGCGGATGCTCAGCGCTTAAATGACATACATCAGATAAGATTAAATACTGGCGAAAGTGTTAATGAAATTGCAACTACTTTAATTCAAAGGCAGACAGATCCTAAAGCTAAGATTAATATGGATGTTGTTTTACAAAAAATGACACCAACTGCATATACTTTAAATTTGGTAAAAGATCCTATTATTGCAGAAGAGCTAGCACCTGTTACTGAGTATATGGCCCTTACTGGAAAGGGCGCATCGCAAATTAACTCTGTGTTAAATCAAATTGTTGATAGCAAGTATGCAAAAAGCAAATACATTGCTGATCCGCGCTTTCCTGCTGGCTCAATCGAAAGATCACGTTACTCTTTAGAGGCTGTATTTCCTGAGGAAGATGATCGTACTGCATTTATAGCAGCAGTAGAATCACAGCTTCCATTTGGATATTCGTTAGACCCAACTGTTACTGTTAAGGGGACTACAGATATAGAGATAGAGGATGTTAAGCGAGTGTACTTAGTTCCAGATGAAAGCACTGCTGGAGTAAATTACTTTTCTTATTTCGTGGATGAAAATAAAGTATTGCAACCATTAATCTTTGAACAAGTTTCTAGAAAGGGCGAAAAGCCTGAGCTTATGTGGCCTGCCTTTGATCGTAGTGATATTGCAGACCATACAGCTAAAAAGGCAAGTGTGCGTGATTCTGCATTAAGAGAGCAAGAGACAGAACAAAAAAGAAAGTTTCTTGTAAGAGAAGAGTTGGAAAACAGACTTAACCCTCTCTTCTCTGACTATGTTCCCAAGACATATGAAGACATTAATAGGGCGCTAGAAGAATGAAAAATGGGCTAACAGCATTAAGAGAGATTGAGGTTGGGCAAAGAGTAACACCTATGCCCGATGTTTCTTTTCTAAAAACTGTTGGGGCATCTTTAGCTTATAAATATCAGCCTCTAATAAATAGAGAGTTAGAAATAGCTCGCTTTCCTTCGTTGCCTCAAGATGGATACAGAGCAATAGATAATATTCCTGATGATATGAAGCAGTATGGCTCGACATTGCTTAGAGCTACAAATAAAGATCATATGGAATATCTGGTTCAAAACCTGAGAGATGGGCTAAAGACACGCCAAGATCTTTCTAGGTCAGGTATTATACCACAGTTTGCTGCGGAACTCTTTGATCCTATCAACTACATTGGTATTCCGTTTGCTCGTGCTGCAACTTTTGCTGGCGCTGCTGTTAGAGGTGGTGCGTCTACCGCTGCTGTCGTTGCTGGTCAGGAAGCTATTCGTTATCCGCTTGATCCAATGGCTACAAAAGAAGAGGCAGCATTAAACATTGGCGCTTCGTTTATTCTTGGCGGTGCCATCAGTGGTTTAGTAACAATCCCAATGCAAAGAAGGATTGCGGCGCAGAAGTCTGCTGAAGAAGAGATAGCTAATCTGCAGAAACAGATTGAGCCAGTTGAGGGTGAGCCTGTTGCTGAGATAGCGCCAAGTTTGTTTACCGACTCATGGCTATATAAAGGAGTAACTACTCCTATGAAACGTATTCTTACTGATAACAGCATCCCGAACTCAGTTAAGTTGCGTACACTCAAAATAGCTAACGACTCTGGCATACTGCTTGCAGCAAACAAACAAGGTCAGAAGGTAGGTAACTCAGTCTTTCAAAACTCTAAGCTGCTCGAAGGCGAATGGGTAAAGACATATGATGACATGATGTTGATCTGGGGTGAGAGCACTGGCAAGGGTGTGGTCAATCCTTTGGATTATACATTCAAGCGCAAAGACTTTGAGACATGGCTTGAGGGCGTAGACTCAAAAGCAATGCGTGGCGTTGAGGCTGCGGATGATTTTGAAGCTCAGGCCATGAACAAGCTTAATACTTTTTACAAGACTTGGGAGACTCGTCTTAGCGAGCAGGGCTTGATTGGATCTAAGGCACACTATGAGAAGTTCATAACAGGTCGTGAGAGACGCATAG